GTACATGGTGTTATTATCAACCTCAAAAGCGGTAAGTACGGCACCTTTGACACCGACGGAGGACAAGACGTAGGACAGAAACGCATCCCCGAGAAAGCGTCACCACTGACGGTGCACACTCTCGACAAGCAAATCTTTGCAAAGGACTTCGACCCCATGGAGCAACCTATGGTAAGAACTTCAGAGGATGTGGCATCCTTCTTGAACTCTCAGCGTATGGGTGACCGTGCAAAGGTTTCATTCCTAATCATATCACAAGCAGGACGCATCGTTGGCAATATCCACACACCTTTCAAGAACATCAAGGGAGACGTGGATATGAAGGCACGTTATATCACCGACCGAGTAATACAATTCGGTGGTCAACGAGCTATCCTCTATGGTGACTTTGAAATGACCGAGGCACAAGGCCGTGACTTCAATAACTTGAAAGCAGCCATGGAACGCAAAGCCGGCATTGGCTTGCTTGACGTGGTGAACGTTGACGGCAACTTCACAAGAAGCGCCAACGATGAGGGCCTACTGCGTGAGCCGGGTAGCAGCTACGGTGGTGCCGACGTCCCCGACCTACGTTTCAGACCTGTCGAGGATGAAAAGGTATTGCAGGAGTTTGCCGACGGCAAGACTGTGAAAGCATACCGCACAGTACAACTTATTGACGGTGATTTCTACTCGCCTATGGCTACGAAAGTCGGAGGCAAGACCACACCTCACATCCGTTTGGGAGTACCCGAACAGGCAGAGGAACATCCGGAAATTATCAAAGGCACTAAGATTGGTAAAGACGGCATCGAGCAAGGCTATGTAGTAATCGACAAGGGTCTTGGTAAAGGCTCTCTGCAAGTAGCCTACAATCCCTATATCCATGCTTCACGTACCGTGCTCAATGACCAATTCACATCGGCACACATCCGTCCGAACCTTGTAGTTGTAGAGGTGGAGATACCCGAGAGTGAACTGACAAGCGGCTATCGTGCTGACAAAGCTAAGAATGCCGTTGGCGAAATATCATGGCACAGCGGTACTATTAGCGGTCAGTTGGCAGCGTTAGGCAGACCTCGCAGGGTTATCCTCAGCCGTTATGACAGAGTTGTACGAGCACTGACACATAAGGAGCACGCTCAAATGATTGCCGACCAACTTGACGGCACCGGCATACCTGTTAACTACAACCTCGTTACTCCGCAAGTGAGAGCAGAGTTGGAACGACTCGGAGTGCCTATCAGTGAAGAAGCAAGTGGCAGCGTTGGCAATGAAGCTGACTTTGGCAAGGCTGAATACATCACCGACCAAGAGATAGAGCGCATCAATGCCAAACAGCAGGAAATGGCTCAGACCTCAGAGGAAGCCAAGAAGGACTATGCCGAGCGCATGGCCAAGAAGCTCAACACGCCCATTCGCATTGTTACCGACGTGAACGAGTTGACACACAGCGACGAGGACACACAGAACGCTCTTCGCAGCAACAAAGGTATCTACGATGTCAAGAGTGGCGAGGTGATTGTTGTATTGCCTAACCACAGAGATGTTGAAGATGTTGCCGAGACCGTATTCCACGAAGTAGTAGCCCACAAGGGCTTGCGCGAAATGGTAGGCGATGAAAACTATGATGCCTTCTGCGACGAAATCTACGACCATCTGAAAGATGAGTTGAAAGACGAAGTTGACAGAGACGCCACACGTCGCTTCATGAAGAACCCGAAGAAGGGACTGAAGAGCGCCATTCGTGAAGCCGTTGACGAGTTGATTGCACGATTGAGCCAAAAAGGTTTTGAGGACTTTACAAGAGCCGAACGCAGCATTTGGAAGAAGCTCAGAGAGAAAGTCTTGGAAGCTATCAACAAGTTCCTCGGTGGTGCAATGAAGTTGCCTAAGTGGGTGAAACTCGGAGACAACGAGTTACGCTATATGGCATGGCGCAGCCACGAACGTCTAAAAGGCAAAGGTGATTACGTTGACATGGCACGCGACGCAGCCAAACGCAGTGAGCTTGGGCTGAGTGACAACCTACGCTCACGTGACAGTGAGACCGGTGATGTGTGGAACGACCACAGCCTGGGCTTGGAAGAGCGCATCACCAATGCAGCCATACGCCTCAGCAACAATCAGAGCGGAGACCTAATACTCCGTAATGATGCTATGCGTGCAATCGGTGGTAACCTCACCAACCTGCGCAAAGCAATGGCATTGCAGAAGCGCTACGACCAAGCCACCGTGAAGCGAGTATCAGACCTTGCGAGAGTGCTCATGCAGAACGGCTATCTTAACGACATGACAAGTGGTGAGATGCAACGCCTGTTGTCGGCTGTTAAGGACTCCGTAGGACATAAGGACGTTAAGGACAGCGTGCAAAAGATTATGGATATTATGGTCAATAATCAGTTGCGCAACGGAGAGAACACCCTTAGACAGCTGCTTGCCATCAGAGGCAGCAAGGTAGATGCACGTGGTGTTGAGGTACAAGGTATGCTCGACGTTGACGGACAGCGCACAATGGAAGTTGTCAAGAGAGCCATGCCACTCGAAGAGGCTGACATCAGAGACCGCATGGACGAGGCAATGAACAGAATGAGCGACCCCGACCAAACCATAGCAGACCAAGCAGCGTTGGAGTATGCCGGTCTGAACATGGCACTTGACTATGTGCAGAACATCAAGCAAAGCAAAGACGAGGAGCGCACCCTTAGAGACCTGCTGAAAACCGCTAAGGAGGACAAAGACGCAGGACGCATGAGTAAAGACGCTTACGACCAATTTGTTGAGAGCACCGAGGACGCACTACGCAAGAACAAGATTGAACGAGCAGAGGCTTACTTCAATCTTGTTGGCAGACTGAGTGACAGCTTGCGAGGCAGCATCGAGAACGCTAAAGCATTCAGAGAAGCCGAGAAAGCACGAGTTAATGAAATCCACCATAACGCCAACAGCGACATGGAGGGACGTCCTACCAACGAACACCACAGAGACGATTGGAAAGACAAGTGGATGAATAACGGCTTTATGCAGTTCTTCTTTGCTCCGCTTGGCACGTTCGATCAGATGCTTCGTGTGTTCGGCAACAAGAGCGCAAGTGGCGAAGGCTATTTGTGGAATCGCTTCATGCGTGGTTGGGTAGAATGCCGCAACAAGGAATTACTCGGAGTCAAAGACAAGTTTGCTCAACTCGATGCCAAGGCCGAAGAAATCTTTGGCAAGGGCACTACATGGGGTAAGGTTATCCGCATGGAGCGCAAGATGCCAAAAGCCTATGTTTCATTTTGGGACGGTGGTGAGATGCGCGACCACGAGCTTACACAAGGCAATCTGCTTTACATCTACATGGTAGATAAAATGGCAGACGGACGTATGAAGCTCCGCAGAATGGGCATCACCGAGGACAACATCCAACAGATAGAGTCGTTCTTAGACCCACGAATGAAAGAACTCGGAGATTGGTTGCAAGAGGAGTTCCTCGTCAACACACGCAACGAGTATAACGAGACACACAAACGTATGTTTGGCGCGTCTATGGCAGCCATTGAGAACTACTTCCCATTGAAGATACTTGCCAATGCGAGAATCGACAAGGAGGAAGATGTCAATCAGCCCAACCGCCCCGACGGTATCACCACCAAGACAGGCAGCATCATCAAGCGTAGAGTGAATAACTTAGCACTTGACATCACCGGAGCCGACGCTTTGAGTGTTGTGCTTGACCATATTACGCAAATGGAGCATTGGAACGCTTATGCAGAGTGGAACAGAGACCTCAACACCCTGCGCACCTATAAGCGTTTCCGCAACCAAGTAATCAATATGACCACCGTCTATGGTGGAGGACGCAAGTTGTGGCAGAACTTCAACGACCTTTGCTTAATGGCAGCAGGCGAATATCGCCCACCGGTAGCCAAGCTTGACAAGAGCATGGTGAATATCGCCAAGGGTGTAACAGCCGCTAAGGTCAGCCTACGTGTTTACACAGCATTGAAGCAGATGCTTTCGGCACCGGCATACGGTCCCGAGGTCAGCGTCAGAAGTATTGCCAAGAGCATTGCCAATCCTTACGGAGACTTCAAATGGTGCTTGAATAACTTGCCCATATTCCGTGAACGTTGGCATTCAAGAATAAGCGGAGACCCACGACTCCTCAAATCTGACATGGATTGGAAGATGTGGCGCAGTCGACTTATGGAACTCTCCGCACGTGTAGGTATGACGCCTAACGCATTTGTCGATGCCGTGACCGTCAGCATAGGCGCAAGAGCCATGTACGAGACACGACTGAAACAATACATCAGAGAGGGCTATCCCGAAGAGATTGCCGAGGAACGAGCCAAACAAGATGCAACCATTCTGTTCAATCAGACTCAGCAGTCAAGCGAGGCACCATTCCTTTCAACTATGCAGGTTGACGGTTCATGGCCGAGCGTATTGTTTACCGTATTCCGCAACTCCGCAATGTCGTACACACGCCAAGAGTTTGACGCAATACGCAACCTCAAGCGCAACCTCACACCCGGTCAGCGTCGCAACAGCGTTGAGTTTATGACCAAGCAGATACTTCGCGATTGGGACATCAATCCGGACGAGGCAACAGCCGACGAAGAAGAACGTGCATGGAGAGCCGCTAAGAAGCGTTTCAACAAGCAAGTCAAGAAAGATGCTCTGCGAGTAGCTACCTTCGGCTTTATCTTGCAGTTGGCATGGAACCTTGGCCCATATATTCCTTACCTGTTCTTTGGCAACAACGATGACGATAAAGACAAGATGTGGGACGATGCTCTAACACACGCCTACTTCGGTAGCGTTGAAGGCTTGACAGGTGGTGACGTGATGAGTGCCTTCGGCAACATGGCAGTCAGTGGAGAGTGGAACAGCAACCAACTCACCAAGGATATGCCGTTGGCAAGTGACATCAATGCCATTATCAACAAGTTTGTCGGTGGAAAGAATGCCGAAGCGTTTAACGACATCTTCAACTTGTTGGTACAGTCGGGCATTGGTATCAATCCTCAGAGCCTCACCGACACCGCAGTGGCTATCATGGACGCTTGCGGAGATGACCCTGCGTTGAGCCACGAGGCAGCACTGTTCGTTATGCGCACAATGCAGGTACCGCAGAGCCAACTCGATAAGCTATACTTTGACGAGGTTGACCTTAGTGGAGAGGAAGCGAGCAAGTTAACGCCCAAGCAGTTGGCACAACGTTACGCCACCTACAAAGTTAAGCGTGGCACACCGTTGGCTCCCTGGGGTTGGGGTGACGAAGAGAGAATTGCCAAGTATGAAAAATCTGCCGAAGATAAGATGAAGGCAAGATTAGACACACAAGGCGATGCATCCGTGCGCGAGGCTTATGCCGACTACGAAGCACGCCACGACGCAATCTCTAAAGAGGTCACCGCAGCACGCAAGCTATTGAAGAGTGACTATGTGGCAGGAGCGCAGAAGTTTGCAGAACTGCAACAGCATCCGGACTTCGAGCTGTATCAACGTTTCGATGCGTTGGACAAGAACCTTACCAAAGTAAGTGAAATGTGGTTTGAAGCTCAGACTCCGGAGGAAGCATCTTTGATAGCGGAGACCATCAAGAGCTATCGTAGCGGCATGGTGGAAGCGTTAAGCGCAGACACTGCCGAGAAGCAGCAGGAGTCTATCATGGAGCTTTCGGGCCTTATGCAAGACTTCATGGGTAAGTATCAACAGTTACACAAGCCTGTGCAGCAAGTAAAGAGATAAAGTTGAATGAGTGTCGAGGGTGATTAACTTTGCCCTCGACACCAAATCATAGTAGGCGATATGATCAAACTAAATAGATTAAGCAAAGTAAAGCCGGCAAGCAAGGAGGACATGGACAGTATAGTCCGCTCCATGCGCCAAGGCAATGATATGCGTCGAGCTACAGAGGTCTTGCTGCAAGCACAGACGCTGTTCCAAAACATGTACCGTTTTCGCAGAGAGCGAGAGCGCAACAAGCGTTATAACTATGGAGACCAATGGAGCGACATAGTGTGTGTGAACGGCAAGAAAATGACCGAAGAGCAGTACATCATGAAGCAGGGCAATATACCGCTGAAGAACAACCTTATAAGGAGACTTGTAAGGAATGTAATCGGTGTGTATCGCAGCCAATCGACGGAGCCAACATGTTACGCACGTGACCGCGACGAGCAGAAGCTTGCCGAGACCATGAGCACCATGTTGCAGTACAATATGCAGTTGAACCGCATGACAGAACTATATGCACGAACAATGGAAGAATTTCTGATTTCGGGCATGATAGTACACCGCAAGTGGTTTGGACGCATGAACGACAAGGAGGACTGTTGGACTGAATATGTACAGCCTAACAACTTCTTTATCGACAATCACATGAGAGATTTCCGCACGTGGGACTGTAACTGCGTCGGAGAGATACACGATGTGAGCTTCGAGGACGTTGTGCACGAGTATGCCAAGACACCAACGGACTATGCGAAAATCGCAGAGATATACAAATGCGCACGTGAGAAAGCCGTGCTCACACAGGCGTGGGAGCAATTCGGCTACTCAGAGAACCCCGAAATGGACTTCCTTGTGCCGAGGGACGAAAGTATGTGCCGTGTTATCGAGGTGTGGAGAAAGGAGACCAAGCCTCGCTATTGGTGCCACGACTACAACAACGGAGATGTCTATAAGATAGAGATTGAAGATTACAAGGAGATGGTGGAAGATGAGAACGCGAACCGTCTGCAACAAGGTATGGCAGCAGGTATGCCTCCCGAAGAGATACCTATGATACACGCAGAATGGTTTATCGACTCGTTTTGGTACTTCTACAACCTTACACCCTTTGGCGATATATTGAGCGAGGGTGAAACGCCCTACGCCCACAAGAGCCATCCGTATGTATTCAAGGCTTACCCATTCATTGACGGTGAGATACACTCCTTTGTCAGTGACGTGATAGACCAACAGCGCTACACCAATCGACTAATCACATTGTACGATTGGATAATGCGCAGCACAGCAAAAGGTGTGCTGATGATACCGACTGACTGTATTCCCAAAGGAATGAGTCCGGAGGACTTTGCCGAAACATGGAGTATGCCTAACGGAGTGCTCTTGTACACACCGAGCAAGAGCCGCGAAGTTCCCAAACAGATTTCAGCCAACTCAACAAATATCGGCATCAATGAGCTGCTTAACCTGCAACTGAAATTCTTTGAGGACATATCGGGAGTTAACGGAGCACTGCAAGGGAAGCCAGGCTATGCCGGCATGAGTGCAGCGCTGTATAATCAGCAGACACAGAACGCCACCACGAGTCTGTTAGACCTGCTTGATACCTTCAACGAGTTTATCAGAGACGCAGCATACAAAGACGTCAAGAACATTCAACAGTTCTACGACGGCAAGCAGACATTCAACATTGCAGGCCGAGCCGGTGTACAAGTTGAGTACGACCCACAGAAGATACGAGACGTTGAATTTGATTTGAGTATTGTACCGAGTCAAGCTACACCTGCTTATCGTGCTATGGCTAACGACTTCTTGATGCAGTTGTGGCAACAGCAAGCAATCAGCCTCGAGCAATTGTTGCAAGCAGGTAACTTCCCATTTGCCGACGAGCTGCTGCAAAGCATTCAGTCGCAAAAGGAGCAAATGGAGCAAGGACAAGTACCCGAAGGCGTAAGCCCTCAGTTACTTGCACAGGCACAGCAAGGCGCAAATATGCAAGCCGTGGGACAGTTGCAACAGAGCATGTCGCAACAGGCACAGCAAGGGCAAGCAAGTTAGAAAGATGCTGCTGAAATAACCTTTGGAGTATAGATTAGAGATTGACTGCCGCGAGTTACGACTTGCGGCAGTTGCATTTCGTAGAAGCAGATATGCAGACCAATGGCGCGAGTCATAAGAAGGTCATCGTGTGTGCCGGCTTTAGCACCGAACGAGCCGTTAGGCTTTTTCTCATAGTTCAGATATTCGTCGATGCAGCGCTTGTCACGTTCCACATAAAGGCCCTCACGTATCACTTTGACAAGCGTTGAGATAATCATCGGCTTTGTGGCAACATTCGTGTGGAAGCCATAGCGCACAGGGAGACCTTGTATAATGGCATCCTCGGACTGCTTACGTGCATAGAGGTTTGGATAAATATCTTTGATTTGGTTAAGGATAGCGTTAGATTGGTCACCGTCCACATTGCGCTCACGGTCGTGTGTCTCGAGGGTGTTAGACTCGATAACGAGCAGAGAATTGTCGTAGAAGGCTGCAATCTGAGCGGCTTTCCATGCGAGTAAG